AACCGTGCAGCAGGACCACTATTGCTGGCTCTTGGAGCAAAATTCCAGCAATTCGCTGTGGATGCACTTGAGGAATTACAGCCACTACTAAAAGGAATAAATGAATTCTTTAGACTAGACCGTAAAGGTAAAAATGAACGCCTTTTTGAATTGGAAGGTGGAGGCCAGCGTGGTAAAGGCACTCTTGAACTACTAAGGAGTGAAAGAACAAGATTAGCGGGTAAACCAAGGGATAAAACAGTCGAGCTAGCCAATATTCCGGGAGTTGGGCGCTTTGTAGGTAAGGTAGAAGACGCGTTTAAATTTCTTAAAAAACAAGAAGATAGATTAGAAGGGACGGCTCAGCAATTACGAAATGAACTATTCCCTACAGGTGGACTAGACCCATTAAAGCCAGGACCAAATACCAAAGACGAGGACTTAAAAGGCGCGCCAAGAGCCCCAAGACTGCCTACATCAAAAGGTTTCCAACTGCAGCAACAAATAAGTCAAGAATTACTAAAACAGTTTGATATAAAAACAAAATTTATGCAGCTTAATATGTCCGAGTCGGAGGCTCTAGACTTTCAAAATACTCGTTTACGTGAACGTTTGCAGCGGGAGGAAAACTTACTTGAGTTCCAGCGCCAGCAAGCCCTAGCCACCAGTAAGTACGCTGCAGACGCAGAGCTAATTAACAAACTTTTTGACACTCGTTTAGTAACACTTAGAGGCCAAACTGAAGCGCAAATACAGCAAAATTCAGCCAGCAAAGAGCAACTTGCGATACAGGAAAAAATTACGGAATTAAAACGACAAGAAGAACTTGAAGGTCTTGAACGCGGCCTAAGGCGGGATATTGCTGACGTGGAACGTAGGACGGCTTCGCCGTTTGGTGGTGACGAAGCAGAACGCGCTGACTTACTTATTAAGCAAACACGGCGGTACGAGGATGTAATCAACAAACTAACTGCATCAATTAAAGAACAAAAGGAGCGTCAAAAATCAGACAATAAAGAAATACAAAAAGATGCCACAAAAGAAATCGCGCAGTTAGAGCAAAAAATAGCTTTAAACAAAATACTACTTCCCGTACTAAACCAAGTAGAGCAGGCGGAATTGCGCCAAAACCAGTTAATGGAGAAGTACGGTTTTATTGCAAACGAAGCCGCCACTGCAATGTCATCTGCTGTGCAGTCGATTGTTACAGGCACTGGTTCGGTACAGGAAGCCTTTAGCGACATGTTTGCCAACATCGGCAAAGCCTTCATTGATATGGCGACTCAGATGATTGCTAAGGCGTTGGTGATGAAGGCACTAAACATACTTGGAAGCGCCTTTGGCGGTGGTGGCGGTGGTGGCGGTGGTGGCGGTGGCGATATTTTTACGGACATAGCTTCAAGAGGAGGTCTTCGTGCAAACGGCGGCCCAGTTACCGCAAACGAGCCCTACATCGTGGGCGAACGTGGAATGGAGCTCATGGTTCCATCCACCAGCGGCAGGGTGCTATCTAATAGCGAAACCCGTCAGCAACTAACGCAACAAGATTCTGCCATGCGTAGCACTGAAGCGACCCGTCAGCAGCTAAACACGCAGCGAAACACAATGATTACCAACAGCACCCGCGAAACAGAACGCATGACCGAAATGATGTTGTCAAATCCAAATCCGATTGATGTGAGGTATGAATCGACCGTCATAAACAATGTCGAATATGTGACGGCAGAACAGCACCGTAAGGGTATGACGCAGGCCGCAGAGCGCGGCAGGGCCATGACGCTAACGACGCTGCAGAATAGCCCTAGAACCCGCAGCAAGGTTGGCGTCTAATGAGCGCGTACGCATTTGTTAATTACGTTCGTTTTAAGACTCAGGCTGATGCGTATACCGGCACGGCATATCAAAATTTCAGCGTCAATCAGACACGCATTTATGGCGGTGTGACCTACAGTTTTGCACCGTTTGCCGTTTCGTCTGGCGGCGGGGCTCGCGGCGGTGAGCGTTCCAATGCTGCACTGGTCGCCGGTACGGATGCGATCTCTGTAAATCTGTTTGCAGAAGCGGTGCAAAACCGTTACATACTAGAAATCAAGACTGTCAGCCTCGACCCACTGACGTTTGCAGACGAGGCATTAATTTCAACAGAAACATGGCGCATTGCGTCGTACGAAATGGACACAACAACGATAACTATGCGGCTGACATCACCACTTGATGCAGTAAAAGCTCAAATACCTCGGCGCACATTGAGTACAGCATTGGTTGGAGCATTACCAACCAGCGGTGCATTGGTTATGAGCTGATGTGGCATCGCTGGATTGGGCTTCCCCATGAGTTTCGAGCGGACCCTAATAACGGTCAAGGCGCTGATTGTTTGATTATGACGTGGCACGTTTTAGACGCTGCAGGTGTTCCACACCCTGCATTGAATGCGGAGTGGTTGAGTATGGCGGAACGCGGTGACTACGAAGCTTTAGCAAAGCTGTACCGAGGATTTACAATAGACTTGGGCAAGCCGGAAGAATACGCTGTGACAATGTTTCGGGCGGCAGATCATATCGGTATTGGCGTTGTTGTGGACGGAGGGCTTTTACATGTGAACCGGCGAAAAGGTGTCCGCTGGATCCCGGTGGAACGATGCAAAAAGATGGAATACCGGAGGTTTAAATAATGCTGCCATCTGATCGCTATATCGCTGAAATCCTTGGCCTCACGGAGGCGCAGTATCGACACTTCCATATTGAGGCGAGGAAACGTGCAGCGGAAGGGCCGCAACCTGCTGCTGTGGGTGCAACTACCGCCGTAACGCTAGCAATTATTAATCTTGTGATTGGCATTGGGTCAGTTGCGGTTTCGTTACTGCTAAAGCCTTCTGCGCCAAAAGCTCCGGGTGAGCAGGGCCAGCCAACTCAACGCCAAGAGGAAGGCAGCACAGTCCTACGAAACAGTCGGTTTGCGCCACGGTATGGCTTTGATTCGCAACAGGATATTGCAACGTTAGGCAGCATTATTCCGATTGTTTATGCACGCAAAGAAACCATATCAGGCACAGATTACGGCGGCATTCGGATCAACATGCCGATGATCTGGAACCAGATCCTGAGCCTAGGCGGCGGCCAGATGATACGCGGCGTATTTTTACTCAGTGAAGGCAACATTAGCAGCGTTGACCCAAATAACTTTGCAATCGGTAGCAGTACGCTACAGGGCTATATTTTTGACAGCAATTCTGCCACTGAAGCAGCCTCACGGGTGACGCTCTATCTCAGCAAAGATGGAGGCCGAATTGCTGGCACTGACAGAGTGGCTGGCCGGTCAAACGCTAAGGATGTCGGGAGTTCTGGCCACGACGGCAGCACTATCAGCTCAGATGTATTTCGGGTCTACTGGGACGGAGCAAATAAAGCAGATTTTTGTTCGTCCAGCAGGCCATCCACACAGACGACTTTTGGTGTTTATGCACCGATTGGGAACGACCTGATGTATAAGGTCAACCCTGTAATCAGTCCAGGCGTAAGAAGCCAGACAGGTCCAGGCGGTGGGGATGAAGTCACTGTTGACTGCCCAGTAGACGCGCCAAAGATGAACAAACGGGATAAGTATCGGGCCAATTTTTCAACATTTAGCGGTGTCAATCAGATCAATTCCACCGCAGGAACAAGCCCTGGGACTGCAACTTCAGTCAGCGTCGGGGATACCGTTAGCTACAGGCTTCACAACGGAAGTGACTGGGGGACTGTTTTCAGCACCTATGGGGACTCAGATGATGATGCTGAAGCGAAAGATGTAGCTTCAGCGGTTGCTTCGTTGCAAAAAACTTGGGATGATCGGTTGGTAGAGGGTGAGCTGTATAAAATCGGAACGGCTTTATGTGTCTGTACAGGCCGCACTTCAGAGGAGTTTGTATCACAAGCCGATCTAAATGGCAGCGGGGGGCAAGCTGTTGTTGCCGGTTTCACTGTTGTTGAGTCTGGTTCTATCAAAAACTTCTCTGCATCAAGACTCGAAGATGCAGGCGGTGATTTAGGCGTACGAGAGAAAGCTACGACAGGTGGTCACCTTCTGCGCTACGCACGGGGATCGGTGTCAACGTCGAGGGCATGTAAAGCAGTTGAAATCGGCCTGAAATCTACTCTGGGGATAAGGGTAAACAACCTTTGCAACTTTAGAGACACAAAAACTTATGAATACGCCGATACGCAATGGTGTCAAACTTTTGAAAACAATCCGCCGGAAGATATAGTCAATAACTTCTATCAAAGCGGTGTTATTACAGCACCTGTGCAGCGATATTCGTTTTTCAAAATTAAATACAGAACGGTCGGGAGCAGTAGCTGGACGGAGTTAAGTAATGCCTACGGGACCAGAAGCGAAACTCAGCAACCTGTTTTTAATTACATCCGCTTTGAGTTTAGCTCCACCAAGGTACGTGAATTTATGTTTGAACCTCTTTCAGGGTTTGAAGTTCGCCAAGGCCACTACGGGAGCGCGTTGTATGTTCTTGACCCCAAGAAAGGTCCAGCTACTATTTCTGACGGCGGGATAAGTGTTGTCTTCAATGGTGAAAACATTGCGCTCAATACAAGCAACTTTGGCATTGCTTTTGGTAACGCTGATTCTGCCTTAAGTTCTAACTATGTTTACGACGAAGACACAAACGGTGATGACCCTACGGTCACAAGAAATTACAACGGATTGCCCCTTGTAGACACCAGCACTTACATCGACGACTATGGAAAATTAGCGGAAACTTTTGTTTATTCAGAGATCAGCAGCACTGCAGATTCTGGGCCTGAACATAGCATCGTTTATATCAATGAAATCGTGCCAAATAGTGAAGCGCCGTTATACGACAATCTTGCGCTGGCTGGCATCAACATCCGATCATCCGCCGAGTTCCAGCAGTTCAGCCAGTTTTCTGCCTATGTCACTGGAGGCCGTGAATGTACCAGGTTTTTGGGTGGATCGGGAGCAACGCATCTTTTCCCCGACATTTTGTACGACCTGATGACGAACGACCGTTTTGGTGCAGGATCATTTGTCAAGAACTACATGATTGACAGCACCGAGTTCACGGCTGCAGCGCAGTGGTGCCAAGATCGCAAGTATTTTTACGATGGTGCTGTCTCTGAACCTGTCAATGTCAGGCAATGGTCAGCGGATTTATCTGCTACGCATTTACTGCAGTTTGGCGAATCAAACGGCAAGTATTTTCTTCGTCCTGCAATATCTTTTACCGCTGTTCCAATTGCTGCGCTATTCACGGCAGGCAATATTGCCGAAGATTCGTTCAAGCTTCAATATTTTGACCCGGAAGACCGTGATCCTATCCAAGTAAGCGTTCGTTACCGCGAAGAACGCACAACCACAGATCCAACCAGCCCTGGGTTGTTTCCAGTGGTCCGTGAAGTGCTGGTTCGTGAGCTGGTCCCTGAGGCGAGCGCAACAGACCCAATCGAGCAGATTGACATGAGTTCGTATTGCACAAGCAGAGAACATGCAATCGACGCAGCCAAATTCATTATCAGGATGCGCCGCATACCTCAGCATGTCATAAATTTCTCGACTACGCATGAAGGAGTGATGTCCAACATTGCGCCCGGTGATTACATCAAAGTGGCAATGGACGAAACAGAATATGACCAGTTCAACAATGGCGCAGTAACGCCAGAAGGCGCATTAGTCAGTACGAAAGCATTAGCTGATGGTTCCTACAACGTGGTCGCATGGAATGGAACGGAAGGAACGCCACCGGCTGACGCGACATTGACAGTTAGCAATAGCGGAACGACTGCAACGCCAACAGGCGTGGTTTTCACTGTAAAAATTGCAAGCACGCAAATGCGGGTTTATCAAATTGAACGGATTACATCAGGAGACGATGGATTGTTTAAAATTGAAGCAATGCACATGCCAGTAAACAGCTCCGGCATTTTGGAAGTCGCCAATGGCTTTGACACTGCTAGTAATTGGAGCATCACCTAGTTATGGCAACGACGTTCCCCAGCATCGCACCAACAAGACGCAGCTTTGTTGCGCCAACATGGCCGACCAAAACGCAGGCATCGCAGTCAGGTGTTATCACTCGCAGGTTGTGGGGCAGCAGGCCCAGCCAAGCAAAACTTAGCCTGACATTCGGCAACATCAGCGACACCAACACAACAGCAATCCTCAGCGCATACAACACAGCAAAAGGTTCAATTGACAGCCTGACGTTGCCGACGCAGATATTTGCTGGAGCGGATGCAACTCTACAAAGCTGGCTGAATGCCAGTGCAACTGGGGCTGGTTTATTGTGGTCTTTTAGCGAAGGCACCTCGCCACAAGTTGAAAGCGTTGCTCCTGGTCGTTCCAATGTGACCGTTGAATTGACCGCAGAGCTTAGAATGAGCTAACAGGAGCACACAATGGCAGTTACCAGCACTACAGGCAGCTTCGCAATTACCGGGCTTGATTCGACGGTTGTGGTCCGTGATGCAAGCATTGATATTTCACGCGATACGCTAGAAACCACGAATTTAGGTGAATCAAGTAGGGCGTATGTGACTGGGTTGCGTGGCGCATCAGGCAGCGCGACTTTGCTGTATGAAAACAGTCTGCTTGATGATGTCTACGCCAAAATCAATACTGATTCGCAAGGCAGCATTACCGCAACGCTGACGCTGACTACAGGCAAGACGATTTCAGGCAGTGTGTTAATCACAAGTGTTGGTTCAACCGTGACTGTGGGTGACGTTACAAGCACAAATGTTGCATTTACATTTACTGGTGACCTAACTATCTCCTCGACGTAATGGCAGTCCTCGGCACATTTGGCAAAGTCGTATTTAACCGTTCCGCGCCTACGCCCGTTGCGGTTGATATTACTGCGCTTAACCAAGATAAAAATATCATCTCGCTGGCGACAACAGGCTTTCGCAGCGGTGACCTAGTTGAAGTTGCTAGCGCCAATAATTGGCCGAACGCAAATTTAACAGATCCACCTTTGATTCCGACGTATGCGGACATTGCAGGTGATGAAGTGTATTCTGAACTTGTTGATTACAGCACGCCATATTCATCGGCGTTACTTGGGTCTTTAAGCGTTCCATACACCAACCGTTTGTATGTGCATGTTGATGTTCTAAATCGGTTGTCCTTTTACCGTTCGCGGGGTGCAGCTTTTGCTGGCATCAACGATGCAACAAGAGAAGACATTGACCGGTCAGATTTTGCGACTGGCACGACAACAGCACTTGAGCTTCGTTTAGTCAATGAATGGAATTTAGAAGCATGTTTGCAAGGATGGAATTTAAGTCTAAATTCAAATGAAATTGACACTACTGGCCTTGGCGACAAGTTTTTTGATGGTGTCAAATCATTAGTACAAGGCGGTGGTTCGTTCGATTTCTTGGTTGAGCGCGAAGCCAGCGACACTCGTAACACAGCAATTATCAGTCAAAGTCGATACGCGAATGCGCGTTGCTTTGTTGACGTAGATCAAAACATAACTTACCTCGATGCAGATATTGTCGGCACTGCTGGCAGCATTGCAAACTACGGCCCGAACTATAACGATGCGAGCTTAGACCCAGGCGTGACCGCCTACGACAACGCAGACATTACGCCCCGTAATGAGATCGCGGTTTGGTCAGCTCAAGCATTGGCAAGAGTTGGCACCAGCAATCTATTGCGATTGCTTTTGAATACCAATGAGCAGGCTGAAGCTGAGGCGCAATTCTGGATGATTGACAGCGATGTATTAAATCGCGATAGCTACAGCAACGGGTTAGAGCCTGGGGATCTCTACTACAAAGCGCAGATCATGCTGACTAGCAGTGCTGTCAGCGTTCGAGCGACAGACGTTATTTCTGGGTCAGCAAACTTCGTCACCGTAAGAGAACTAGAATTGATGGAAGGTTAGTTTTTGCTGTTATGACGCTCAAAGTCACTCATAAGCATGGCACCACCGCTGGGACACCTCCTGTTGCGGGTGACATAGATGTTGGCGAATTAGCGATCAATGCAGCAGACGCGGAAATTTATACAAAAGACACCGCAGGAGTGGTGCAACCTTTTAAAAGCAAATTTACTCATCCCGGCACTGGTGCAGTACCGCGTCTTATTGAATCCAAGCTGCAAGATACAGCTAGCGTTAAAGATTTTGGGGCAGTAGGGAATGGAAGCACTGATGATACGGTTGCCATTCAGGCGGCGTTTGACTGGTGGGCGGGAGAAAGCCGCCGCGCATTGTCAATCCCTAAAGGCGTTTATTTATGCACGTCACGGATAAATGCAGTAGGCAATATGTCTACCAACCTAATTGGTAATTCTCTATTCGGATTAGGCGGTCAACTAAATTTTGACTTTGGCACTACTGGCGTTGATGCTTCTAGGTTTGGTCTGGTTTTAGACCTAAATCCACAAAACAAACTTATGCGTGAGTTTGTCATATCAGGTCTGAGAATCTCAGGCAATTATGACGAATACGCCATGATACTTGATGGTGGATATTCAAGCTCCGGTGAATACCTTTATGGATTTGTATTAGAAAGGATATACACATCAAGTCGGGGTTTATGCGTATCAGGAAACGCTTTTGAATGTGTTATTAAAGAATGCTATATCGCAGGTACGCAAGGCGACGGCAACGATCCTGCAGTGACTTACGTCCCCACAGTTCCATCATTGCTGGTAACCCAAGCTGACGTTATCGGTGGAACTGGCGGCTCGGGCGGTGGCTCTAGAAAAATCTCCTCAATGACACTCGACAGTAACAACATCAGAGGTGGATTGTACGGTATTTTGATCAATGACGGAGCTGGTGACGTAACACTAAGGAACAACACGACTCTCACATCTTGGCAGAACGGTCTGTATTACAACTCTACATTTAGTGGTTGCAATATTCTTCACCATCATGCCGAAAATTGCTGGCAGCAATATTCAGATAGTAATTGGGGAGACCCAGCCGGGCGAGGATTTTTTGACCACGACGGTAATCGTTGGTCTGGTGCTTCAGGCGATGGTTCAGGTGCAGGTACAGTTGCTGACCCAATTAAGGGTACTTGGGATGACTGGTATAACGCAGCAAGCAGCATTGAGCGTAATTCAGTCCTTCAACGTTCTGGTATTTCGGTCGTTGAATCAGGTGGAGCAGGAAACCTTCTTGGATGCAGGCAGGTTGCCGATAGCAATGGC